CACGAGATACTATTGCTTATTTAAGAAGAAAGACAAGCGAGTTAGAAAAAGAATTAAAAGTAAAAGAAGAGATATTAAGAATAATGCCAAGGATGGAAGATGTTTATGCAAAACTAAAATATTTATCAGAAGAACAAAAACAAAGAGTAAATAGGAGAAATGAGTTTCAATTTGAAACTATTGACAAATGTTTAGATACAGTAAATTCATCAATAGGTTTAGTAATACAAGGAGAATAATATGAGCAAGAGTAAACAATTAGAATATTTAAAAGCATTGTTATTAGGTCAATTAACAATAGAAGCAATAGAAGACTTACAGAACACTAATACATATAGACATAACCTAAAGAAACAAGGTAATAGGTTTGTATCTATGTTAGATGATTATGTAAAGAAAGATTACGATATAGTATTTAAGAATAATGAAGTATTGACTAACAATGTAATGAGTAGAATTAATGCTATTACAGATAAGTTGTGCAAAGCTAATGTAGATGATTTAGTGTTAATGGATAGCTTGATAGATAAGTACAACGATAATAAGGAATGGTTCTTTGAAAACCTACCAACTGAATTTAAAGATTTAAAGTAATAAAACAAAATAATAAATTATGTACATAGTAGGATTGTATGAAGTCAGAGATATTTACCAAGTATGTGATGAAGATGATAATGTATTATTTCAAGGTGGTAAGAATGATTGTATAGTATGGAAGTACTTAAAAGAAACAGGAGAATAAAATAAATTAAAAATAACTATATATTAATATGCAACTAATAAATATTCAAGAGGTTATACCAAACCAAGATAATCCAAGATTTATAAAGGATTATAAATTCAAGAAACTTGTAAAATCAATTAAAGAGTTTCCTGAAATGCTAAAGTTAAGACCTATTGTAGTAAATAGCGATATGGTAGTTCTTGGTGGAAATATGCGTTTAAAGGCTTGTAAAGAAGCAGGACTTAAAGAAGTGTATATTATAAAAGCAGATGAACTTACAGAGGAACAACAAAGAGAATTTATTGTAAAGGATAATGTAGGTTTTGGAGAATGGGATTGGGATATGTTGAGTAATGAATGGAATAACCAACAGTTAGATGATTGGGGATTAGATTTAACACCTTTTGAAGATAGCATAGAAGATGTAATAGCACAAGAAACATTTAAAGAAGATAAAAAAGAAATGTTGAATATTTGCGAGGTTTGTGGTAAAGGCTTGGCTTAACGAAACTTAACGAAATGAAGGTATCAGAGAATGAATTTTGGGCAATATTAAGAGAGAATGCAGGTATCTATGCAAGGACTGCAAGAGCAATAGAAAGCCAATTTAATGTATCTTATTCAAGACAGGCTGTAAAAGAACGTGCTGAAAAGGATATGGAACGATTGAATGATATTAGGGACCAAAATTTTGATGTAGCAGAAGAGGGTTTGCATTCTTTAATGAGAAGTAAGAATGAGAGAATAAAATTAGACAGTACTAAATTCTATTTAGAAAGAAAAGGTAAAGACAGAGGATATAGCCAAAGACAAGAAATAACAGGTGCTGATGGAATGCCTACTAAATTTGAAATAGAAATTATAAAACGTGAAGATAAAGACTAATGTAGTTTTTGAACATCTCTTACAATCAGATAAAAAGATAACAATAGAACAGGGTGGTACAAGGTCAGGAAAGACTTATAACATTCTGCTTTATATTATTTTTAACTATTGTTTAAAGAACACAGGTAAAACAGTTACCATCTGTAGAAAAACTTTTCCTGCTGTACGTTCTTCTGTAATGAGGGATTTTTTAGATATACTAAAGCAATACAAATCTTATTCAGAAGCAGAACACAATAAATCAAACCACGAATACAAACTAAACGGAAACCTTGTAGAGTTTATATCTTTAGACCAACCACAAAAGGTAAGAGGTAGAAAAAGAAACTTACTATTTATAAATGAAGCCAATGAATTAGATTATGAAGATTGGCAACAGTTAGTATTCCGTACAGAAGATAAAATAATAATTGACTTCAACCCATCAGATGAGTACCATTGGTTATACGATAAAGTAATACCAAGAGATGATGCAGATTTTTACATTACTACTTATTTAGATAATATGTTTTTAAATAAAAGTATTGTAGAAGAAATAGAGCGTTTAAAAGATACAGATGAAACTTATTGGCAAATATATGGTTTAGGTTTAAAAGGTATTTCTAAAGCTACTATATTTAATTATACAGAAGTAAACCACATACCACACGATGCAGAGTTTATAAGTTACGGAGCAGATGCAGGTTATAGTAATGACCCTACTACTTTAGTTTCTGTTTATCGTAAAGAGCATAACCTCTACATAAGAGAACATATATACCAAACACAAATGACTACTTATGATATTAGCAGGAAGTGGAAAGAGATAGGAATACAAAGAGAAACTATTTACTTTGATAGTGCAGAGCCAAGATTGATTGAGGAATTACGTAGAATGGGTTTTAATGTACGACCAAGTTTAAAAGGTGCTGATAGTATAAATGCAGGTATAGACCTCTTAAAACGCTTTAAAATACATATAGAGAAAGATAGCCATAATTGTATACAAGAATTTAGGAACTATAAATGGCAAGAGGATAGAAGCGGTAAGATGATAAATAAACCAATAGATAAGAATAACCACACAATCGATGCTGTAAGATATGCTACTTATTCAGTATTAAGCAAACCTAATTTTGGTAAATACGCTATCCAATAAAAATAATTAACTTTTTTTGTTAGTAAATAAATATTTTATATATTTGCTTAACTTTAAAAACAAGATTATGACAGATACAATTCAACAAATTAAAGAACTTGCAATAGTAACAGATAATATCTACCTATTACATTTAGCAGGTAAATTAGAAAAAGAAATAGAAAGCGAAATGGATAAAATAAAGATTGAAACAGCTAAAGCCTGTATTGATTTTGGATTTTAAAATATAAAGATGTGTTGGAGTAGTTTATAATGTTAAGCACTTTATAGGCTATTTAATTAACCTCTACAGAAATGTAGGGGTTTTTTTGTACCTTGTAATAAAATATTTAAGAATTAACTATATACATATATGAAAGTAGAATTAACAGTACCAAGCAGTTTAAATGAGATTACTTTGGGACAATACCAAGAGTACTTAAAACTACCTTTAGAAAAATTAACAGAGGTAGAGTTATCTCTTAAAATGGTTGAGATATTTTGCAATATAAAAGCAGAGTATGTTAGATACATAAAAGCAAGTGATATAACAGATATTGTAAATATTATTTCTATTATGTTTGAAGGAAAGCCAAGTTTAGTACATAGCTTTAAATTAAATGGAGTAGAGTATGGTTTTATTCCTGATTTAGATGAAATGAGTTTCGGGGAGTATATAGACCTCGATACCAATATAGGAGATTGGGATAATATACAGAAAGCAATGGGTGTGTTATATAGACCAATAGAAATGAGAAAAGGTAATAGATACCATATAAAAGAATATGATGCAGGAGATGTAGAGCATTTAAAAGATATGCCATTAGATGCTGTATTAAGTTCTGTTATTTTTTTTTATCATTTAGGGAACGACTTATGTCAAATTATGATGAACTCTTTGGAAACGGAGGAAATGGAGGACTTACAAGACAGGCTCAATTTGGAGCCAAATGGGGGTGGTACTCATCAGTTTATGCACTCGCTCAATCAGATATTAGAAGATTTGAAAATATCACTAAATTAAAAATGCACGAATGTTTACTATTCTTAACCTTTGAAAAAGAAAAGCAAGAGATAGAAGCAAACAATATAAAAAATAAATTCAATGCAGGGAATTAGAGGGTTTTACCAACTTACAGAAACTATAAAAGAACAGCTGTTAAATGATGTAAATGTCAATACAGTAACCACAGGAGATATAACAGAGATAGATTTATCTAAACAAACTATATTCCCTTTAAGCCATATTATAGTAAACAACGTAATTACAGAAGAACAATACCTATCTTTTAATATTACAGTAATGGCTATGGATATTGTAGATGAAAGCAAAGAACCTGTAACGGATATTTTCAGAGGTAATAATAACGAGCAAGATATCTTAAACACACAATTAGCTGTACTAAATAGGCTAACAATGGTTTTAAGAAAAGGTAACTTAATTAGTGATTTATACCAGTTAAATGGTTCTCCAAATTGTGAGCCATTTTATGAAAGGTTTGAGAATAGATTAGCAGGATGGGCCTGTACTTTTGATGTGTTTATACATAACGATATTAATATATGCAGTTAGAAGAAACAAGAGATGCTTTAAATAAGTTTGCAAAGTATGTTATACAACAAAGTAGAACTAACTTAACTAAAGGCAAAAAGAACGCATCTAAAGAACTTTATGATAGTTTAGACAGCAAAGTAGAGGTTTACAAAAATAGTTTCTTGTTAGGCTTCTTAATGAATGACTACGGTATATTCCAAGATAAAGGGGTAAGAGGAGCAGGTGGTGTAAGAAAAACTACAAGTAAGTTTAATAAAAGAAATAATAAAGGTAAGATTTGGAAGCAAAAAGGTGGTAATAGTCCATTTAGTTTTAAAGAGGGTAGAAAGCCATCTGTAAAGCATTTTAAAGATTGGGCAAATAGAAAAGGCTTATCTGCTTACGCAGTTAGAGATGCAGTATATAGACAAGGAATTAAACCAAGTTTATTTTTTACAAAACCATTTGAAAGAGCATTTAACAACCTACCAAAAGAATTAGTAAAAGCATACGCATTAGATGTTGAGAAATTATTACAAACAACTACAAAAGATAATTTAAAAAGATAAGTAATGGCAGATAGAAAAATAAATATAAGAAGTCCATTTTATTATAAAGCAGAACCTACAGGAACTTTAGTGAGTTGTCAATTGGAATTGTATGTTCATACAGGAGATTTATATGATAATTCAGATTTAAAATATACTATTACAAAAAAACCATTAAGTGGTAAAAATTACGTAGTATTTGAAATAAGTGAACTTGTAAGAGATTTTTTAGATGTTGAATTTGATGGTATTTATAATAGTCAAAT